CTGATTGGCGGTGGGATTTGTTTTTATTGGATCTACTGAGGCAATCATTTTTGGTCCCCAAGAATCGGCCCGGCAAGCACCGTCAACGCAACGGGCTTAGCCTGCTAGCCGGGGCCGATTGTGATTTGGAAAAAGGACGCGTCGCTTTCGATCGGACCAACGAGGCCGATGGTTCTCAGGCCATCCCAGCGACGCGCCACCCTTGTCGTTAGCGTCTTGGCGTTCGATCAAACGTTTTCGACTTCCCGCAGATGACCGGGAAACCTTCCAGACCATCTGCAATGAGATCACTTTCCTTACGGATGCGCTCCCGCATCAAAACGGACCACTCGGGGCATAGCAGTGTGAATACCGGAGCTTTTCCAGGCTCGTTTGGTAGCTCGATATCGAGGCGAATTTCAGCCGTTCGCCACACTTCAGATTCCGGTACGTCCTGATCAAGCAGGGGCAGTGTGATGGGAATGGTCTTCGGGAACTTCTTGAGTTCTTCGCCCTTGTTATGCGTCACGAAGAAGCCGATCGATTTGCTGTCCTCTTGCAAATCAGATTCGTGCTTGACCGTTGAATTGAGCTTCATCGTCCGCATGGATTCCAAAATCGTCGGGTCTGCCAGCGTGTGAGACCACAGAATCAGAGATTTGTACAAATCTCGATGGTTGAAGGGTTTCCCGATGATTTTTGTCCAGGCGTTATATTCATCCGATTTCGTGAATTCGAGCGTGATAATTTCGCGCTCGCCGCGTTCGATTAGTTCATCGATCGTCAGCGTGCACTGCTGATCGTCATACATCACTAGCGACTTTTTTGGATTGCCATATCGCTGGGCGAAGGCCATGAATGATGCCGTGTCACCGATGGTGTGCTCGCGCCCGCTTGATAGCTTGAGCGTTTCATCAATCGGGGGTAGCTGCTCAAGTACTGAAATCGAAGTCGTCGCCAAAGCCTCGTCGAGACGTTCAACGACCGTTTTGAGCTGCTCTCTATCAACAGATTCACCATGGGTGATCATGTCAACCAAGGATTTTAGATCGGTCATTCTTTCGCGTGCCTCCGATGCAAGGTTCAATACAAACCCTTGATCTTTGTCCCGTACGCTGTCGATCAATTTATTGACGACTGAATCAATCTTGCTTTGCTGCATCTCTTGTTCCCTTGAGGTGGTGTCGGTGATTCACACGACCCTTTGCCGCGTGATGGCTTGTCAATGCGGGCCAGGGAGTCGAACCCTGCATGGCACGGCCAACCCGTGCGCCCGCTTCGCTAGGGGGGGGTATTTAGACTTGGTTTGCGCTGTTGATCTTGCCTGCCGTCGCTGGCTCTTCTTCGATCTCTCCCGTTACGGGGTCGATCAGACCTTTGGGATTGCCGTTGACATCAAACATTCGGATTTGATCGGGGCTATGGTGGTCGGCGCCTTCCGGCTGACAGATGATCCTGCCGTTGGTTCCCTTGACCATGGCTGTTTGTTCGATGTCTGGCGTGTTGATCGTGACGCGAGCTTTGAGCGTGAAATGGTCGGTTGCATTCTTGACTCGGCTACCCGTAACTTTGGCTGTCACGGTAAAGCTGCCGTCTTTTTTCTCCATCGCCTGTTCCCACTCCATCAAGTCCCGAGCGGCTTTCTGCAGCGCCTCATCGATTTGCTCAAGAAATCGACCTTGGTTGATGTTTTCGAGCTTGACTTCGACGTATGCGCCTAGGGGTACTTGAGGTGTTTCACGTGGCATGCTGTCTCCTGTTTGTTGGTTGCGGAAAATAAATCCCCGTCGCTGGCGTCAACCAGCGCGGAGTTTTGCTGTTTAGTTGTTGAACTCGCCCGACGTGAGGCGATCTACAGTTGCCTGTTTCCATCGCCATTGGTTGGAGATTCGCAAGTCTGGATCGGGAATGCGCCCTTCTTGAATCCATCGGGTGATGGTTTTCGTCGTGACGCTCAGCAGCGAAGCCATGTCGTCTTTTGTGTATAGTTTTGAATTCGCTTGTTTGGTTTCGCTCATAACGAAGTCCCTTCTTTCGCCGTCCCTGTTTCGATTACCCGCCGGATTTCTTTAGAGAGTGACATCGCAATGTGTTGGCTGTGTCCCGTGCAACATCAACCGGGAATATCGTTGCATGTGCATAGCATTTCTCCGTTTGGTAGATACGTGACGTCGCAGGCATACATTCGTCCGTAAAGCCACAGGTTGAGAGGCTTGGATTTTTGCATTCCAAAAGCTCAATTGATTGCAATCAGAATGAGGAAAAGTAAAAACGCGCCCAAAACACAAACCGCCGTAGTTATCCCAGCGCCTAGTGCCTCTGGATCAACGCCTGCGGACACAGACAGCTTCGGCCTGCTTCTAGACATGGTCCGATCTGTTTTGGTCCCCAACAAACTATGGGCTACTGCTTTTCGTTTGATCAATCCGGTCATTACGCTGCCTCGCCCTCAAGAATGTCTGCGGCCAATCTGAAAAGTGCTAAATCGTTTGATTCTGGCCACTCATGCTTTTCGAAAATCAAAGACGACCGTTCATCAAGTCGGGCAAAATCAAGGTCCACCATTGCCTGTTCAAAATCGCGGCAAGCCTGCCGTTCTTCATCACCGTCATGCCTTGCGCTGCTGATTCGAGCGATACAGCGCTCGCCCAATTCAACAGCTCGCTCAATTCTGTGCTGACAAGTTTCCATCTCGCTGCCTTTCAGTATTCAGTGGGTTAGACGATTGCTGTTGAGCCGTTGGTAGATCGCCGATTTCTGGCGGCTTAGTTCTATGTATTGATTGACCAGCTGTTGGAGCTCACAATACGTGTCACCATCCAGTGATCCCCTCTGGTGCGCATCAACCTCGTGCTGCAATAGTTTCGAAACACACCAAGACTCAAACACATGAACGTGCTCAAGGTCTATCCAGTCGACTAAGCCATCGTGATTGACATCTGGATCCACAACAGCCGACGAGGTCACTTCCAAATCCAACCCATCAAGGGCTGCTTGGGCGTACATCAACTGCATCTCGGGGGGGATGCGGTTGAGAAATTCGCGGAACTGGTCAAGCGGCCCAGGCACCTCACCATTGAATGCTCGATATCCAGTACGCCTGCTCTTTCCCATTGCCCCGCCGATGTTCTTCGCGGGTAACTGCTCAGTGCTATCGCCGTGACGAAGTAAATGCTCGTCTGTCAAAACCGTCCGAATCATTGCGCTGCCTCCAATCTGAGCATGTCACATAAAGCTCAGTTTGTGTCATGGCTGCCCGTCCAAGGCGCCGTAAACTGCAAGGCATGAAAACGCTCCATGCCCAAATAAAAACGCGCCCGCTTCTTTCGAGGACGAGCACGCTTCCGGGGGTCAAGTGGTATGTGATCGAGATTTGCGAGACTCCAAATAAAAGTCCGCCAAGAAATCAACCGTGCTCTTGATAGAGGGTGTCGCAGGAAGCATTTTGCGCACCCGATCAATCTTTTTGTGGGTTTCGCGCGAGACGCGAATCGAAACGCGTTGATCGTCAATGCAGTCATTGGTAGTGCTATTCATGTACATAAATGTACATGAACGAACCATACAGTCAACATAAATGTACATTTTTGTCCATTTGTGATCATATCATGGACACTAAGGCATTGATAAACTGATAGTTATGCCAAAAGAGAAAAATAGTTACGGTGACAGTTACCGCCTACAGTTGCCCAGTGATTTGGTTGAGCGTGTAGATGATCTGCTGCGCAACGGTTATGGTCAAAGCCGACGATCTGGCATTGAGCGTCTACTCACCTGGCTTGTGGAGGACGCTACCGACCAGGAAAGGTTGGTGGTGCTCAAACTACCTGGCAGTGCTCAAACCCTGTCGTCCGCGCAGCAACGTGAAATCCTGCTTAGCGAACAAGGCGCGAGTGATAATCAAGAATCGTCCCAGGTTGGGGAACTAGTTGAAAATCTCGAAACGACTGCAAACCCAAGAGATGGCAGTAGTCGCATCACCCCGGAAGTTTTAGAAGAGCTCACTGATGTGGTGGAAAAGATCAACGAAGGGCGCGGACACCCTAAATCCGCCAAGAAAGTTTCTAAGCGAACAGCTTAGGCGCTAGCGTGCTATCCTGAGCGAAAGTTCGACTTGTTTCTTCTTTTCGGACTTCACTTGGATATTTTCCAAAACGCGATAGATCGCATCAAGTTCGCTCATTTCAAGAGAGGCCAAAATTTGCTGAGACCGCATGAGATTGATGGCGCGCTTCGTCGCCATGGTGTCAAGCACCCGGATGTTCGATTCATGTTCATGGAGTTGCATGACGAAGCTCCTCCGGAAAAGACTACCGTACATTATACAAACCTATTGTAGTATGAGCAATTTTTTAGCAAAGTTTCGCACAAACATTGAACCTTGATTTCTCGCATAAAAACATGGAAGAGGATATGCTTTGAAAACTGTTTGAGCGCAGTGAATTCTACCATCACATGTTTTTAGCTTTTTTTCGGGACCAACTATTATGAACACCAAGCAGCGAATCCGTCGAATTTCTTTGATCCTAGCTATTGGCCTAAGCGTGGTTTTTTTTCTAACAAACGACTTGCCCGTTGGACCAGCCGTTTTGGTGGCAGCAATTATCGCGTGGCTTACATGGGCTGCTTTGTGCGTTAGCAAACTATTGTAAGAACGGGAATTGTGTGCCCGAGTGACCACGGTCCGTGATGTATATTTTTGTAGGAACGCAGCACAACTCACCAGACTGAACGACTACCTTCCCAGCCCCGAAAAATCGTCAAATTCAAAGTGAACCACTACCGAGTGGCCAAATACCTTTTGGAGAAAACAGATGAATGGGTTGAATTGGATATTGATTGGACTTGTTTTCTTATTTTCATTCTGTAGCCTTGCCGTCGCTGAAGAAGTAGATGTACCCGTCACTGAAAATCAATGGGATTCTTTCATGGAGGCGGTTGATGCAGCCAACGAAAAACGAGAGGCGGAGCTTATGGAATGGCTCAAAAGCTTCAAGGTAAAGGCGCGTGCTATCCATTCAGACAAAATTCTCACCACCGCCGAAAAGAAAGCCAAGATCAAAGAACTTCAGGAAAAACGCTCGGACTATAAGAAAGAACTAAAAGCTATACGTGATGGAGAAAACTGGCCAGACGTCAAACTTTCATTTGGCAAGTATGTTGGAAATGATATCGGTAAGCTCGTTAATGGAACGTACGAGATAACCAGGACCCATCTAACGATCACATACAAAGACTATGGTGGCATGACGACCCATGTCATTTCAGAGATCATCGATGACCACTCGGCGATCATTGCTTACAAAAAAACTCCCGTTGACCGTCATGAAAGGACTGTAGCGGAAGCGTACATTGAGGAAGACTTTTCTGAATCCATCGAAGGTGATGTTTTTAATCATGACGGTTTTTGGGCAGTATCTGGCTATTACGACACTGGTTATCAGAGAATACGCAAGCTTGTTCCTGTAGATGTAGACGAGCTTCGTGATCATTTTGAGAAAAACGAGCCAGATAAATGAATTATCAACTACCCCGTTGACTTAGGCTGAGCTGTCTGAAAAAACTAGGGATGAACAAAGGCAAATTGTCGCGATTTGAATCAGGCAAAGGCGGAAGCCCAACCGTTGAAACGATCAGCCGCATCGCAAGCGCGCTTGAGGTCGATATCGAAGTTGTTTTGCGCGACGAATCTTGATCACTCATCCCCCGGCGGATCGAAGCAACCGCGATGTTTGATCACCACTTGTTCTGTGGGCAGTCTTCCCGCTTGTCTCGGGCTTTGAGATTCAAAATACAGCCGCACGTTGGAAGGTTTTTATCTCGCAGCGCATCGATCATCTTACCGCAGGTACGAGGCTCGCCCTGACTCATGACGGCGTGATCGCATGACTTGCAGACTGACAGTCTGCGATCGAATTCTTCGTCGGTGACGCGGTGCTGCTGAAGAATTTGCGTTTGCGTTACTGACTTCGCAGCGTGCAGGGCTTTTCTAAGCAACGACTTGTCACGCTTGGTTGGTTTGATATCTGGTATGGTTTTTTCAGGATCGGTTATCGATCGCCAAACATCATTGGAGATCGTTGCATACACCCCTTCTATAGATTCAGAGGCGGCAACGATTGCCTCTGCCTTCGCGTTTCCCCAACGCGCTTTGTATTTTGGGATATTGACACGTCTCATGGATCACGAGCCCCATCGCCATCGGCATCAGTACCCTGAACACAGTTGGCCACTGAGGCGCATGGATTTTCACAGCGACAGCCGTTGTTGGTTATATCAAACGAAGCAGTGAATGATCCGTTATTACAATTACTATGTGTTACGTTGATACCTTTACAATTTTGGTTATCTACGGTTGGCGCTAAATCACAAGAGTTATCTGGCCTATTTCTAAAAGGAACGAAAGTAGGGCTAGCCCCTTTGATGTTTCGGGACCATCCATTTTCCCCGGCACTGTATCTAAATTGTCTGATTACAGTATAATCAGGCACGCCTACAATAGATACATTGACAGGTACTTCAAACAAAATGTTATTCGTACCGATCCAAACTGAAGGCCCATTCTGAGTTAATCTGACGGTTCCATCTGAGTATTCCTCAACGTAATTCTCTAGTTTGCTGGTGTCTGAAAAACAACAAGCTGGGTAGGTTGGTGTGCCGAATATTGGAAAATGTACTGGGTTGCTGCAGGGGTCTTGACATTCTGTGCAACTCGCTGATGACTCCGTCACAGTGACCGTTTCTACGGTAACCTCGTGATCACCGTTATATGAAATGACGTTCCAGCATGATGCTGTAGCGTCTTGGCTAAATTTGATGACTTGGCCTTCGTATTGACTTAGGTCGTGACACGTATAGACATCGAGCTCTACTCCGTCGCAATCAACCAGTTGCCATCGAGCACAATCAGGGCAGCACTGCTCACCCTGCGCACTCAGTGCCGCGCATGGGTTGGCCGCGGTTGTCGTTCGCTCGAAGTATCGAACAAACGACCCGTTGGGGCGAATGGCAACAATGCGCGTTTCATCTAAGAAATAGCATCGCCCATCGTCGGCCACACCACCCGTTATGTCGGTGTCAGCGGGCAAGGCTACGTATTGGTCTGTCACATCACCTGAGCAGCAGCGGCGGATTCTATGCCACACAGTCGTTTCTGATGGTCCAATCGGTGTAAACGGAGGATTACTATCGGGTGGCTTGCCACCGCCGCCGCCTGAGCCGTCTCCAGGTGGACCTGGCGTGTCTGGATCATGCGGCTGTGTTGTGCAGCCAATGCAGCCAAGCGCACCATGATCAAATACTGATCCGGCGTTGCTTCGCTTATCTGGGTCGGGGTTAGCAATATCACGCCCGAGTATTTTATTCCACTCGATGCGATTGTTATTTGATCCAGTTCTCTTGCGTATAGTGATTTCACCGTCGTAAGCAATAACGTAACCTTTGATTGGGATCACGGTCGGCTGGCATATATCTTCTCGCCACTCTCCAAAGGTGCCCAAAACAGTGTGTAGGTCACTTGATGTGTATTGGTTGGTAAATACCTCCTCGGATGTCGGAAAACCATCTGATCCTATCCATGATGACGATACGGTCTTGGTTGCCCTGAACCATTCGTGCACAATTGACGCCCCGTGGTAAAACTTGAGCACCAGACTACTTTGATAGGTTCTACGGTTGAAAACTCCATAGGCGACATCGGCACTGTTGGGAAAGTTGGGAGGTTCCCCCGCGACCATGTAGCCGACGACCGTCACCGATGTCGGCGAATTGAAGATGATCGAGATGTACACTGACCGAGTAAACGTTGTGGTGAACTGCCAAGGAAAACCGAAATTGATTGACGTGGTTAGTAGTCGAAAAACCTGAGGTTCTGTGTGGCACAGGCCGTAGTCAGACCCGTTCGGCCTCCCATTCAAATAGTAGCCGATTGGCGAGATGAACTCGCAGGACTCGGTTGTAGCACCAGAAACTAATGAGGCGGGTTCAATCCACGATTTTTCACGAGTAAAGAAAACGTCTTGATCGTTGATATTGTCATAAGCCCAGTCGGAAACGGCTCCAAATGGGAAGAAAAATGCGGGGTCCGAAAGCGAAGGGACAGCGGGTCCAACGGCGCGAGCAATGGTCGGAACGCTTGAAATAAAAGCTTCTGCGCAAAATCCATTTGGCGTGTGTGTGCAGCCTTGGCCTTGACCACATTTCAAGCCATTGCAACAGCAGCCGGATTTTAGAAAAGATGATCCGCTCATGGTGTGTCCGTTGCGCAGCTGCCATCTACACCATTCTCGTATTGCGTCCAATACTCAACGGTATTGCTCGCCGTTGTGACGCGGAGAACAAAAACTGGCGTTCCAATAGGAATCGGCTGAACAGCGTAAGTTCCATCGGCATTGTCTTGACTATTGATCGCGTCGAGATTGGCTTGCGTTACGCCGTTTCCGAATCGACCAGTTACTCCGTTTGGATATTCAGTCAAGTTATAGATTGTGATATCGTCGGCCAAAATTGATGTACTGGCGTATCCCTCAGAGTCTTTGGGAGATGACCACAGGCGACCAGTGTATATCCACTGCTTTTTGCTTCCCTGCTGTGCATATTCGGTAATCTGAGCAATACGAAATGAACGTTTTGAGCTTCGCAATAGCACTTCTTCTGACGCGCCCAAACCTCCACCGATTGATATTGCACTTGGAGTGTTTGTAACTCCAAGCCCATTCAACCCATCGACTTTTCGGACGACGCGTACAATTTCGCCCCAGACTTCACGGGTTATCAAAACGTATTCATCAGCCACGTTTAAAATCCGAACTCACTGGTGAAGTTGATGGGCCTAACGGTGTCGTATTTCAAAAATTTCATGTTTGATCCCCCGAGTACGGTTGCACCTGATGGGGTTGGCCTCTGATCCCAAGAGGGGTTGGGGGACGGTTCGTTAGTTGTTTCATCAATATAAGTGACGCTCGAATCAATAGGTCTGCCTTTACCATCAAGCAAAACACCAGTCATGGGATCGCCCCCCGCATCTACAAAGCGGTGCACCTTGCCACCTACAAGGCCGAAGCTGTCTCGATCGACAATGACGGTTTGCCATGGGTCTTCTCCCCATATTTGGGCTGGTTTGAAATCAAAGGTGTAATCAATCGGCATCAAAAGAGTATTCAAAGTGAAGGATTGATTTGGATCAATCGAGACAACTTTGACTTCCCCTGGATTCGAGCCTTCAAAGCTGTCGATGTTGACCGCCTCCTCTTTCAGAGACGCTTCTCTTGCGTTGTAACTTGACTCCCATCTTGTAATAACCACCCTTTTGTAGTTTCGTGTTTTGAAAATTCCACTAATTGAACGCGAGGCACTGCTCAAGATTCCATTGCCAATCCGATCGCGATCAATCGCGTGAGATTCTTGAACTGTCTGAACGTTGTAGACCAGCGGGTTTGATAGTGATTCATCAGTGTGTTCATCCCCTCTAGATGGTATGGAATATTCGATGTCGACCGCATAAACCTTGAAGCCTGTAGCCCTAACCCTTGCCACCCTAGCCTTCATTCTGCTGTTTGATACAAGTGGGTATTGCTGATTAAGTATGAATGGAAAGTTGGCATCATCGATCGCATCTTGAACCGAAGATAACCCGGGCTTGATGTACGTCACCCTACGGCTCTCAATGCTGTCGCCATCATCATTGACGCCCGTGACCGCAGTATCATCAGTTTGTAGTAGCCATCCACTCATAATGTACTGTTTACCCCCACAACTCTTGGGCCTGAGCGAAGCGCTTCTAGGATTTGATCCAAGCTCGTCTTGGCTTCGCCGATCTTCATTTCAATTGCCTTGCCTTGATCGGCGATTTCTTTTTGGCGCGCGCGATCCTCGCTAAGCGTTTGCTCTCTAACACCTGTCAGAAACCGATTTGTTTCTGCGTTTTGGATTGGAGCGGATTGACGATCGAACTGCTGTTGATTGTTTCGTAGGCTGTCTTGCAATTCGCCTATTTGGTCACGAATGGATCCAGCCGATTCGCGAAGCCCTTGTTTGCGAATCTCCGCATTTTCTTTTTCCACGACCTGTTGAATTTTGAGGTTGGCGAGTATTTCCTCTTGTTTGGCAATATCTTCCTGTCCCAATTTTTTTGCTTGGGCAATACGATCGCTCGCCAGGTCTGCAATACGGTGTTTCTCGGCTAAATAATGCTCGCCAGAGTTTTGTAGCCTGACTTGTAAAATCTGACGTTCAAGATTGATGCGAGCTTGTGCAAGCTGCTCTTCTCTCCGTTCCTCGGCTTCGGCAAGCTTCAGGTTTCCAAGGACGATGAGTCTTTGTGCATATTCTTCATCACCCGCACGCTTAGCAGCTTCCACCTTTTCGGTATACACCTGAATGATTGAGGCTCTTTCAGCTTCCGCTACTCTACCCATTCGCGTGAGCTCAATTTGTTCAATTTGAGCGTCGACATCACGAAATTTAGTCAGCCTTTCACGCTCTAAATCTTGCTGGCGTTTGGCTAGTTCGTCTAGTGCGATTCGTTCGCGTTCTAACGCTAAAACACGAAGCTCATCGATGACTGGGCTGGACCGATTTCCTGCCTGTCTAACTAGCTCATCAGCCCTTTTTTCAACTTCAAGCCTTTGCTGGGTAATTTGTAAACGCTCACGATCTTGAGCCGTAGCGGCTGTAAGAAGCGCAAGTTCTTGTCTTAGCCTATCACCATCTGCACGGGCACTGATATATGCGTTGTTTCGCGCATTGAGTTGGGCGATTTTTTCTTGTGCAATTCTGTCGCGCTCTCTTAGGGCATCGATCTCGGCCTGCTCGCCAGTAAACGCTTCGCGAATTGATTGCCCTAGGCCGAAAAACGTACCGAACACCGGAGCACTGCGAATTGAATCAGCGACCGCCTCTAAGTCGCCTTTGATGGCCGCAGTCACCCCTTGAATAGCCGCGTCACCTACTCTCGCAGCAGCTTCAAATGCAGCGACTGTCCCGATTGCTGAGGTAAACCGACTAGATGCGTTTTGGATTCGCTGGTTCTTGGCTTGCTGCGCCCTTGCCTGTGCTGCACTTCTGGCTTCGGCTTCACGAAGCTCTCGCAGCGTTTTGAGACGATCAGCCAACTCGGCATCATTGGCGCGCTTTGCGGCTGCGATGCGATCGCTGTAGTGGTTGCGTATATCAGCAAGGTTGGCATCGAGTGTCCGGCCTTGGCTTTTGAGCCTTTGATGGCTTATTTGACGCTCAACATCAGCAAGTTCCCTTGCTCGCTGTTCAGATGCTTGGGCGCGTTGGCGCTCTGCATCCGCAAGATGCTTCTGCCGAGCCTCTTCACGCTCTAACTCGGCTCGCGCGTTATTTCGAGCCTCAATGAGAATTTCTACTGTGTCTTGGTATTTCTTACCCATCGCCCATGAGCTCCGCTCGCCATACTGCACGCTCTGATTTGATTATGGATGCCGCCGACAAAAAAGCCTTGGTCTGGTCCATCGAACCACCTTCGACAGGGGGAAGCCCTGTGCGCTCGGCAATGTCTGCGTATTGAATCAACTCAGATATTTCCGGAGTCATGATTTGCATTGGACATTCCTTTAACTCGATTTTTCCTTTGCCGCCGCACGCTTCACAACCCCGCCCCCCGCACTCAGTGCATTTCATGACGAGAGGTTCCAGCGAGGTGGGAGGGTCTACACAGCCCCCCGGTTTTCCTGAGCAGTCTCGGCAGATGCCGCCGCAGCTAAAGGCGACGGCGATTCGAAGTTTTTTCGGTTGGTCTCCGATATATCCGCGAGATATGGAAGGTTTACAGCCAAAAACCGCAACGCAGACAATGACATGATCTCAGCCAGATCGTCATCAATGCCACGTCGGCCAACCACTCGTTCTTCAATAATTGCAGTCATGAGGTCAATGGACTTTGAGTCATCCGTTTCCTGTAAAGCCTCGTCAAGTCTTTGGCGATGATTCCGCCAGCTGGCGGCTGTGCCATGTTTAAAAATAAGCGTTGGTGTGTTGGCTCCGGTGGTTTCACCGTCACCCAAGGGGAATTCAAATGTGTCATTAGGATGGATCATGAGTGCTGCCTTTAGTCCGCGGTGTTGAAGTCCAACGACAGAGAGTTTGCGACCGTTTCGCTCTCAATAATCGTTGCAAGAAGTTGAATTTGACGTGTAGATAAACCATTGCGTTCACCAAATGGAGCCGCAATACGTTGCGCGCGCGGAATCGAAATTGAAGTATCTCCCCACGCTGTTGATAGTGCCTGGGTTGTGCCAGCTTTCAAAAGCGCGTCGTCATCACGAGTGCCTGCCAGTTCTTCAAGCGGGTCAATGGTCAGCGTGATGTTTCGCTCGTTGATCCATGCCCGTTCAATTCCGCCTTCGGAGTTTTGGCAAGGCAGTACGGCAACCGTGTTGCCGATCGCCAGCGTGCCTGTATTCCAACATATCGCCGATCCACCTAGCGTTGTCGTAGCCCCTGCATAGCGTGGAGGAGTTACGTCATTGGCCACGGTAAACGCAGGAGTAAATTGAGCAGCATCAGACGGGGCAACCTTTCTTCCGGTAAAAGTCCAGTCAACGGTAACAGGTTGGCCTGCAACCAAATTCACGACGTAATCACCCATCGCTCCTGCAAGTTGATACAACTTGCCTGCGCGATTGAACCCAATCGTGACCGTTTTCCAGTTTGAGGTGTTGTCAGCCGGGGTATACACATTGTCCGCACCAACAAAACCTGCGGCTGGTAGAAGTATCGGAGCCCAAGGAGGCGTGGCATACCAATCGGTTGTGAAGGTGATTTGGCCAGTTTCAATGCCAAGAACTGATGGATACATGCCTGTCGTGCCAGCCGCATTACGGTTCGTAAAGTTCGACGTTGGGTTGTAATTGGCGTCGTAACCATAGAAAGCTGTATCAGCGTTCGCCAAGGATTCAGCCGTACCCGCGGTGGTCTCGATTTTCGCCGCAACAATTTTTCGCTTTTCGATCAAACTCATGGCATGTTCCTAGTTGAGTGGTTGTGTTGGATCGGTGTCTACGTACCGATAGCTCACGGCCAGATTGACCCTGAATCCGCCAGAACCGTTATCTGGATCAATCAATAGTTGGGGTGCGCGAAGTTCGGCATTGTGCCCAATCCCATCAAAAGGACGACTACCGTCACTGCCCATGATGGCAACAAGACAACGTTCAACTTCGCCAATGCCGGTTGATCTGAGCTGGTCGTATGGAACCGTGTTGCTATCGGGGGGGATTACAAAGACATCAATGGCCCAAACGGCCGTTCGACCTACCTTGATTCCCAAAACATCGGTCTCGGGATCACCATCTTCGTAAGACTCAATTTCTAAGTTCGCCACACCGTTGGCAACCTTACGATCCTCGCGAAATCGTGGCCTATATACGCTTAAAATATCAAACGCATAACCATTAGCCATCGTGCATGTAGCTAATTGCTGAGCGATCGCTTGGCTGAGTTGTTCATCAATCGTGAATGCCATGCAAGCCTTCCTGCTATACGGGGTCTTCGTTGATAACGACGGTGATGATGATCCCTTGTGGTAGAGTTCCGGTTCCTGCTGCTGCATCTACAACGAGCTTCAAAATGTCGCCATCTGCAATTGAAGCGGTATTTGGTAAAGACGAAGTTGGTGTTCGAACTGCGGTGCTTTCATCAATTGATATTGGGCTTGAAAGCACCGTTGCGAATGCCGAGGATGTGTTACCCTTCTGGAGATCAACCGTGACAGTTGAATCGCCAATAGCGGCGGTCTCGATTGCGACTTCAATAGCCACGATCGTTCCTGCCGTACCTCTGACTGTGTGGATCAAATATTCTGCATCTTCAATTGCCACACCATTGGCTTGAGATCGTGTCAGCGTGTAGCGGTGCTTTTGCTTTTCTGGATCGATGGGGTCAGACGAGGAAAGCGTACGGTTTGATACCGAGCTGTTTGGGAGGTCACATGTCCCAACAACCGTTAGATTTCTAATCGTGACATCTTCAATAACATTGCTCATGACTATTTTCCGGGGAATGCTTTTCGGAGAATCAGTTGTGACTGACGCTGGGTTTCGTGTGGGAGATGTTGGTTTGTATCTTTCAGAACCGGCTCAGCCACATTGTTTTGGTCTGAAGCCTGCCACACCGCACTGACCGATGGGCCGCGTGGAACCACGAGCGGGTATCGAGCCTCGCCGCCCCTCACAAACGCTTGGACGTTGTTGGCCCCATCTCTACGACGTTGAACAAAAGCCTTTTTGAAAGTCTTGCGTGCGCCCGCCTTGGTGATCTGGTACGAGAAAGCCGCGCGAGCCGACTTTGTTAGCTTTCCCCTTTTTGTTCTCTTGGCTTCACTGCGTGGATGCTTAGGTTTGCCCTTGTATGACAGCAAGGTTGGTCGTGGATTGGCTCGCTTGTCGCCAGCCCTCCCAATACTCACCTTTGCAGTTAGACTTCCTCGCTTGGCTTTTTCGGAAACATCTACTCTTGAGTTGACCGAATTTGCAGGGAGCGTGAGATATGCACGAACCGCCTTGCGCGTTTTACCACGCGCATGGCGTGCAGTGTCATTGATAGCACGAACCGCCGCTGTATCCAATTGACGCGCAGTCAAACCAAGGCCTGCCGCAATGCGAAGCAGGTCTTTGGTATTCATCATGGTTGCGTGAGTGAGTGCCATGATTATCTTAACAGGACAGAAATCATTCCTCCAACAACCTCTGAGAAGTTCGCAACGCCGAAGCGTGACGTGCCTCCTCCAGGCCGTTCTTTTGACAATTCAAACTCAATCGTTCCTCGGTCAAATGCGTTGATGTCGACACCTCGTGTTGGGTGGTTCTCAATGTCGATTGATACAACAGGGCGGGGATGGCTTGACGGGAATGCGGGATCTGGAGACGGTAGATCGCGATCTACAACAGCGGAAATCTCATAGGGATCGCCCGATGTTGGGTGGACTGTAATTGTCTCGCCCATGTAATGAGTAAGCGTTTGCCCCAAATAAGCTGATCCCAAGTCATCAAATCGGGACATGCCGCGCATCCTTTCGCAAAGTGTGGTCGCCCTGCGGAGATAGACAGGGCGACCACTGGCAGCGTGATGTCGGGTTAGGAGCTAGTGGTGACGTTTGTGAGAAGCTGGCCTACTTCGGGGTAAAGCTTCTTCTCGTGTGTATCGTGTCGAACGCGATAAATGTCAGCTCGGACCTCGTCGGAGGGGTACTGATCAACAGTACCATCTGGCACCGAACCATCTCCGCCCCAATGCAGAGTACGACCGATGCAAGGTTCTACAAACCTATTTGTTTTTGCCACTTTGGTAACCATGGCGTATTGACTCGACCAAATTTGGCTGATCTCAGCCGCTCGCCCTTCGTTGGCTGTGTTCACAGATCCACCTGCCACAATCACTTCATCCAAGTCGAAAACCTGAGCAAGCTGCGATGCTGTAATTTCAGACTGCTTGCTTGCGCTTCCCGCGCCTGAAGATTCGATTGCAGCCTTGATCACATCGAGCGTCTTTAGGTTTTTGAAGACCTTTCGGTTTATCACCAAAGCGTTGGGCCAAACGCCTGTACGATCGTAAATCGCAAACGTGGCGACTTTGACGTCTTCGATGGGGTTGGCGTCAGAAACATGGTTGCTGTCCCATTCGTTTGTGACATTTGTGGTCTGAGACGCAAAAGCTGTTGGGTCGAAGATCAAGCTCGAAACGCGTTGTTCAGCAGCACGCATGACGTCACCACGAAGGATTGAGACCGTTTGAACTTCGGCATCGAAGAACTCTTTATAAATGTTCTTCGCGCGTTCATCCACAGGCCCTTCTTCGCCATGTTCCTCGCATCTATAGAGAACATCTTTGAATTTCCATTCACGCCGATTGTAAGCACCACGGTTACTTCGCTTCGTGTCGGGACTTTTAAGCAATTCCTCAATGGGAATAACGGGATAAGTACCCGACTGGTGTTCAACGTCAAAAATAGGCAAGACACGGCTGGCAATATAGCCCTCCATTTCTTGTTCTAACGAAAGTTCTTCGAAAGCATCTGTAATGTCAGGCCGCAGCGTGGCGAGACTGTTTGATGGGGATGGCATGGTATCTTCCTTGATTTTGTGGTGAAAACGATATTGATGACGCGGGTGTCTTGCCCAACGCTGTTTGGTAATTAGTCAGGAACAACGGCAGTCGCGACCGCGCCAAGGTTGGTGTACCCAACCGCCAGCCAGCCAGTTGCACTTACTTTGCGGAAAACGTGTGTCTGAGTATCCGTGAAGAGGTACTCTTGATTACCATCGCTATCAACATTGTTGATTGTGGTTCCACTGGCTGTAGGTGTACGAACTTCAAAGTTCGAACCAGCCGCACCAATCACCGTGATTTCCGTTCCGAGTGACACATCCGCGATGGCTGGTAGCTCAACGTAGTCGTCAGCATCATTGGTCACGCCATCAACGGTGACGACATTTACGCCTGCCGCAATCTGATTCAAGACCGTGGAAGAGTCGTCTGCGGTGACCGTCTGATTGGTGAGCACTGGGCCGACATCTGCATGTCGTAGAACTTCAATGATGTCGCCATCTGCGGTGGCAGCGCTCAATGCCTGCCCAATCACCAGCGAGCCCGTAGTGGACACTTTCCCACCCGCTGCTGCATAGACAGTGCCATCCGCCATGATAGCGCCAGAGGCCACCATTTTGGCAGTCCCTGCCGCGGTGCATAAACGTACTGCAGTGGGTGCGCCCACATCAAATACAGATTCTTCCAGTGTTCCCAGTTCAACATCGGTGGCACCTGCAAGAGCGAGAGATGATGAGGTTTTTACACGTAAATACTGCCCCATGGCGCTGCCAGCAGTAAAGGTTTTTGTGGGGCCTTCGTTGTAAGTCATGATTATCTGCTTCCGTTATTCGTGGATTTGGGGTTTAGCCAATAATGGTCTGTTACGCGTTAACTGCTGCGACATAAGCCTGTCTTAGTTCAGGCTGATCTTTACCTAGCTTCTGAGCGGCTTGCGACTTGGACAGACCGCCTTTTACAAGCTTGTCGATTTCGGCTCTCCAAGTCGATTTCGCATCACCATCAAAAGTAGATTGCTCACGCCGAACACCCACTGGGTCGTTGCCGCTTTGGCCAACCTTTAATTTCAGCTCTCGGTTTTCTTTTTCAAGATGGCTGATACGTTCTTCGTTGTAGCGAGTCCGTGCCTGGTCAAGGCTCAGGCTCGACTCTGCAGCGCTAAGCAAGAAATCACTTGAGGCCTTGGGGAAAGCCTTCTTCAGCTGGGGGATCGTCGCAGCGACGCTTTGAGGTTGGGTTTCTTCATCGTCCTGTTCATCACCCGATTCTTCCTGAGTTTCCTCATCGTTGGACTCTTCATCTTCGGGCTTGGTAGTCATGTCTTGATTATCTTCTTGCTCCTCATTTGAAAGACGAGGATTTGAAAGATCGCTGGAGTTAGCTTTGGGTTTTGGCATGTGATTTACCTTGTGTTGGGATTGTGTTTCCGGTGAATTCGAGGACGCAAGGCCAGATAACTCTGCCAACGCCTCGTCATAGCTCATGGCGGCATCAACCAAGCCTGCGGATACGGCCTCTTCGCCGATCCACACGCGACCATCGCTGACAGATTCCATTTGTTCGTCAGACAAGCCTCTGGCCTCATGCACAGACTCAAGAAATGGACGGTTGATTTGATTGGTTACGCGCTTAAATTCTCCGCGTTGCTCTTCTGTGATTTCTGTTCCAAAGGCTCCCGCGCCCTTGTGTGGCGATGGATTTCCTTGCCAGGTATCCGCGGAAATCAGCAGTGTTTCAACGCCTTCTTTTGAGAATGCTTTTGAAAGATCAAAAGTGGTCATGTAGGTGCCGATTGACCCAACGATTGCAGATAGATTGCAGATCACGCGAGTAGCTCGACTCGCAATCCAATATGCCGCTGACGCACCGATATCTTCGATATAGACCCAAGTTGGAAGCACTTCAGAAGTGGCTCGAAGCTCATCAGCCGCCTCGGCTGTACCCATGGTGGTGCCGCCACCAGACTCAATGACCACAAGGCATTTAGAAACACGACCCGCATAGAATTCGCTCACCACGCGGCGCAACACCTGACGGAATCGCACAGTTGATCCGCGACGACTCAAAGAGCTTCCATACTTACTAAGAAAACCCTCAACGTCTACGATTGCAACACCCTCTGAGGTAATCTCAAAGCCCGCATCGCTATATGGGTGTTCCCCTTGATCAATTTGAGATTGCTGGTCTGCGAGATGCGATGACCAATCAATATCCTTGAGTAGGGAAACGAGCTTTGAGGCAAATGGGGCATAGATTGCCCAGGGCCCATCAAACTGTTGAAAGTGGGGGATTAGCTCATGCATCAACAAGCTCCCCTTGATTGATTTCTTCACCGCTACCGTCAAGCTTCGTTATCACAGCAGCCTTGACCGGGTCTCCGCTGTAGAAGTTCATAAAGTCTTGAAGTGTTACGGCTTGGCCATGTTTATTGAGCGTGTCGCCATGCTCACCCATGAACTCGTCGTAAGCTACGACATAGTCAGCCATCCAACCCTTGGTGTCATTGACGGTTTCACTGCGAATCACATCAATATCAAGACCACGCTCCTTGAGCTGCCGTCTTGGGCTCGTCTGTCGTTTTTCAACTCTTAGAGCATCTGCCTGAGCATCTTGCAGGGGTTGAATGTAGGGCCACTTCGGAGCCGTCCACTCGTGCTTGAATATGTTGAGATTCTTGGTTTCAAGTTCAGCCGCTTTTCTTGCCAATCGTTCATCGCCGGTTACATGGTCCATCCACTGACGAACTTTCCATCGATATACCGGCTTCAAGAAGTGATCGATCATCCAACGCTGATTACGCTTGAATCCCATTCGTGCCTGATCAACAGCGCCCCGCCAACCGCTGAAGTTGGTATCGCTAGCGTCCATTGTGACCATGACAAGAGGCAGGCCAAGATTGACCCCAAGCAAAGTGAGCATCAATCGAAAGTGCTCCATCGCTCCGGGGTTTGGGATATTGGGCGAAAAGCCCTCAATCTTTTCTCCGGGCTCACCCGTCAATTCCATGCCGGGTGCGATTTCATCAATAAGCCGCTTGGCACCATCTGTCAGCGCTTGTGTTTCGCGGTCTCCGTACTGCTCTGTTCCGATGCGTTTTGCACCTAGATCGAGATTTCTGATAACTGCGAAACAGCTGACGATCTGCTGTTGCACCAATTTGGCGAAATTGATGTCTTCGAACATTCCGGCCACGTCAAAGACCGGAGCTAGAGCTGTAACGCCCCTTGTCTGTGATACGCGCTTTGGGTTGTAAACATGGAACGCATTTGGTTGTCCGTCTTCGGTGTAAGCAGCGATGGGTCGTGTGTCTGATACACGAGAAAGGCCAAACAGCGGGTCAACATCATCTTTCGTGACCCAATACTCTTTGCGACGTCGAAGGTCATCAAGCAAAACACCATGAATGACATTGCGTTTCGTGTTGCTTGGTGTTCTCAAACGATGGGATTCAATCAGTTCAATCCCACCCATTGACGTGGGGATGGGCAAAATATCACCATCAACAAGCGTTGCTCGGAAAACAAGCTCTTGCTGATCAAAGAAATTGAACCGGCCAGACACATCACACTGTTGGGGATCATTCGCCCATTCTGTAAACAGATCGAGCAGTATGGCATCTGTTTCCTTGTCACCCGTCTGAGGATCCGGAACCATCCCATTCTGAATGGTGTTGTTCACAGCCCGATCAACCATTTGGCCAATGACCGCATCGTTTCGATCCATGTCTCTGGCATACTCAAGCATGCGCAGATAATCAGCTTCGCTACGGAAGTGATAATCAGCAGCAGACCCCATTGAAGAAATGCCCGTTCGACGTCGTCGGAACCGACTAGCCTTTGATGCAGCATAGTCAGAGCGAAGGCCATCAAATGTAGATGCGATCGATTTTGATTTGTGGCGATTTCTCATGACCGGAAGTTCTCCAGTGAAAGAAATCGCACCTGGCCAGCCTGCGTACTTGAAGCAGGTGGATTTGCCGCTAACCAAGTTTCCGCTCTGGACAATGCTTCGCGCACAGATTGTTTATCAAGACTGAAAGCCGACCCAGCTCTACCAGCCTGCGCTGGCTCTCGTCTCAATAGCAGACGGGCCGCCACGATGAATGCTTGGCACTTGGTCGGGGACGACTCAATGTCATAGGAAGCGTTGTCGTCGTATGCAGCGCGAACCTCGGCGTCAGTAGATGTAGACGTGACAAAAGCCATCACCCGCAGTATCGACGACGATTGCACGGTTTTGGGGTTTGCGAGGGGGTGCGCAATATCGGGTTATATGCGCAAGCCCTCGCAAACCTGCATTTTCTCCAATATGAACCTCAAGGCATCAGTATTTGACTCCACATGCCTGCCATTGTTCAAACGTTCGCTGTTTGCATTCAGTCGCATGCGAAAGCGCTTTAGCGTCTCGCCATGTTCACCGCGAAGGCTTGAATCGATCCTTACTTCCCGTGATACCGACGCATCGAGTTGGGGAGCAAGAGGAATGAAACCACCCGCATACGAAACCGATTCAGACTCTTCATCTTCGGCAGGTGTATCAAGTAAATCTTCCTGTTCGCCTTCAACTTGAACAGCTTCTTCAATTGAATCATCTGCGACTTCGATAACTTCATTCGTTGGTTCTGGTTTCTTGACTACCTTCTTTTTTGCCATCTCGTTTGTTCCTTCCGTGGTCATCGAGCTGTTGCCAAATATGGACGTCCATCTGGCATCGTGAGTGCCGGGCGACGCTGCCGGGCTTTAGGTTTGGGTTGTTGGTACATTCTTTGCAATGCCATGAGAGCTAGTGAGATAGCATCGAGCCAGTGGTTATGACGTCCATGCCCTGGCGTTGGCATCCACCTCAGAACACCGTCGATTTCAACCAAGTGCTCAGCCAGCAAATGCTTGGCAAAACTTAGGTGCTCAACCGAACGGTCAGCACGCGGCAAAATGATCGCACCTGGCTCGTCCATGGGAATGGACAAACGGTCATGAATGCGCGATTTGCCTTGATCTGCATCGCATTCATAAAGCTGTATCGCGCCCACCGATTCATGTTTTACTCGCGATAGATGGAATCCATCGTAAATCTGCAAAACAATAGAACCGGTCGTTTTAGGTACGTGGTAACGAGCTCCTCCGTATTGTCCAAGACCTTGCCCCTTCGTAGGCCAATGACGAGGATTCTTGGTGCAATGTCGGTAGAACGGGATTGGCTCATAGCCTGCATCCCACCAAACAGCATCCGGGGTTCGATGCTCTCCGTTCTCGTCTGGCCAACCTTCTTTTTCGGCGCGACCCGTCAAGCTATCTATCGCCATGGATAGCGCAACTTGTTCGGGGAACTGACGAGAGTGAACTTCCTCAATGCCGTAATCCACAATTTGCACATGCCGCTTCTTTGCGAGATCGGTCGCCAAAAGAACCCAGTGCATCAGGTTCTTCCCAGCGTCAACTCCGAGCGTGATGGCATCAGACCACTCGGGGACAACACCCAATTCTGTTGTCCCCTGTCGTTCACTAATGCTGGTTACGGTCAATCCAGAATCGTCGCGATCACTTCGTTCAATTGGAACACCCCAAACAAACTGGCAAAGCTCTTTATTCGCGTTCTCTTCGTCAATCGCACGCTTAGCCTGCCATTCTTCAGCACCAACCATTGCAATTGGGTTCAAAAGATTATTAGCGGCTGACCATCGGAAGCTGAATGTGCGTGTTCGAGGCATAGGGCCAGTTACTTCGCCCTCTGGTGTGATTTCTTGTGTTTTATGCACAAACTGTGATTTCTGATTTGCAGAGATCCTTTGCTCTTCGGACCACACCTCATGACAGTTCGGACATCGGAGCGATGTGTTTTCAGCAGCTTCGATCTCATCTTCTGCATCTTGCCAGCCCACCAAGTCGTCACGCTCTGGTATGACCCATTGGCCACAATGTGGACAAGGCATCAGAATCCTGCTGTTACTACCGTTCAAGAGCGCTTGATGGATAAAATCGGCATCCGTCTCTTCCGTACATTCATAGTATTCACGCGCTCTTGGCCCATACGAACGCAAACGAGCTCGGAGTTGTTTGATTTTGTCGGCCTCATTACTTCTTGCTGATAGCCTTGCGAGTCCATTGGCCTCAGTGACCAGCAGGACTGGAGCGGTTTTGCCAGCTCGCTTTTTGTCGTCTCCGCCTCCGCTCATGAATCGCAACGTAGCGCCGTTACGAAATCGAACGGATTCAACGACCTTGCCGCCGCGGCTGCCTTGCCCCGATGTGGGCAGTAGGTCGCGATACCTGCTCGACTCGATGAATGGTAAGAAATCATCATTCCACTTGTCTGACGCCATTGACATATCAGGGACGCCGCAGATTACACTCTGGCCAACCTCAAACAGATGGTACATGCCTGGGATGACATATCCGATCAACGTTTTGCCCGATTGGCTGGGCCCCGTAACAACGAACACCGCCCACAATCCACTGTCAATTTGATCAAAAAACAAGCCAGCAAAAGGCTGGGTAGAACAACGAAATCGACCAGGCACAGGGCTATCGCTACTAAGAACGATTTCTTGTTCAGCAAACTCACGCATCGTGCGCAAGCGTGGCGCTCGGCACGAAGAGATGAATCCGCGAGATAGTTTTATCGCGGGCGCCAGTTCAGGTGTTTGTCTTAGCAGTGCTACCAAGTGCTGCCTCTAATTCTTCCTCTGCTTCATCTAAGGCGTGCTCAATGATGAGCTTTGCGTTTTCGCCATGCGCCTGACCTAGCTGGTCTGTTGCGCGTCTTATCCGGGAAGCGGAGATCGCCAAGATTTCGGATGCTGTATCCACCGGTATGATTTCACCCTTTCGCAACGCCAGATCAAGCTCAGCAGATTCCGCGCGAGCTTGTCGATATCGCTCCATCGCAGGGCTATCAGACCCATCCGCCAACATTGGGTCTCCCGAAATGATGGTGCTTTTATCTCGCTCCGACGCCAAAACGCCATCCATAATCGCGCGAACTGATCTCGGATCGAACAAAACTCGTCGGCCATTGCGCGTAATAAATCGATCGGGAATAAAGCTGCGATACGACTTGTCGAAATGCTCGGGCCGGACATCAAACATCTTCGCCATGTCTTGGCGTGTGAGCCAGCCTGCCGATTTCCCTTTAGCCTTTGCCACACAGTTTCAGCTCGCTTGCAAGTGTTTGTTGTTGCGGCGGATAAAAGAGGTCGTTTTTTTGTGTGAGAACTTCGCCTTTCGACCGCATACAGAGGGGGGGTAGTCTGGAAGGACCCTAAGTCCTCGCTCTCATGTGGTCGGTGATGCCAGAAGGTGTCGACACGGCTACATCACAGTTTGGATTGGTTGATCCCGTCAGTCGAAGTTGCACGTATCGACCCCTCGGAATTTTGAACAAATCAGTTTCACCGAATGCTGTCAAGCTAGCCCCGCTGACATCTTGCGGGTTACTGCCATCGGAATGAAAAGACCACCGCAGGGAAACCGTACCACCGCCCAACGTTGATCCACTGACCGCAATCATGCCAGCGCCACCTGGCCAGAAAGCCCAACTACCATCGGTGTCGGCCTCTATGTTCTCTTGATATATAACGTCTTGACTTCCCTTTGCCATAGCCTGCATCCTTGCTTTTATAGTTGCGGATTGATTCCAAATTGTGTGAGATACGCCCCGTCAATGTTTCCGATCGGTAGCAGGCCAAGCGGGCTGTATAGCTCGCCTGAGCCGTGAGCACCTATTGTTGATC